GGAGAACCATTTCGATGAGTGAAGAAACCACTAATGAAACAGAAGTAGAAGAATCGACTGAAGCAACACTAGTTGATTCTACACCAGAACAAGCCGAACAGCCTGAGACTAAGGCTGAAGGCGAAGGAACCAAAACCCTGCTGTCGGACGACGGGGGCGATGGAGCCAGTGCTGAAGAAGCCGTACCTGAAAAGTATGACTTTAAAGCACCGGAGGACTTTGAGGTGACCGAAGAAGTCCAAAGAGAGCTTGATGTGTTTTCTGAAGCTGCAAAGACTGCTGGTCTTAAACAGGACCAGTATCAACAGCTAGTAGATTGGCAAATCAAGCAGGGGCGGGAATCAGCAATACATTCTGAAACTGCCTATCAAGAGCGCATAGATGAATGGGGGCAAAGTGCCAAGGCTGACGAAGAGTTTGGAGGAGCTAATCTGAAAGACAATTTGTTAACTGCTAATCAGGCTATAGAAAAATTTTCTACACCTGAACTAAAAGCAATTCTTGGTAAACCGTCCGCTTCTAATCCCAATGGTCTTGGGATTGGTAACCATCCTGAAGTGGTTAGGCTCTTTTACCGCATTGGTAAGGCCATAGGCGATAGTGATTTAATAACAGGGTCAGCCTCTCAAGCAGAGAGTGACCAGCTAGAGCGTATGTACCCATCAATGTTTAACGAAAATCAAAGAGGATAAGGAGACTTATTTATGGCTACATTAGCTGTAACTAATCCGACCCTCGCAGACTTGGCGAAGGTCACCGACCCTGATGGCTCTGTTGCTGACGTAGTTGAGATACTTAATCAAACTAATGAAATCCTAATGGATATGACTTGGTTAGAAGGAAACTTAACTACTGGGAATAGAACGACAGTTCGGACCGGATTACCAACTCCTACATGGCGCAAACTGTATGGCGGCGTACAACCTACGAAGTCAAACGCAGTACAAGTTACCGATAATTGCGGTATGTTGGAAGACTATGCTGAAGTCGATAAAGCTCTGGTTGACATGGCGGGTAACCCTGCTGCATTTCGTCTTCAAGAGGACCGACCTCATGTAGAGGGACTTAGTCAGCAAGTTGCTACAACTCTGTTTTTTGGAGATGAAACAACTGACCCTGAAAAGTTCACAGGCCTTGCTCCGCGTTTCAATTCATTATCGGCTGCTAACTGTGAAAATATCATCGCTGGTGGTGGTAGTGGTTCTGATAATGCAAGCATTTGGCTGGTCTGTTGGTCACCACAAACTTGTCATGGAATAATTCCAAAAGGTTCAAAGGCTGGAGTTCAGCAACGCGACCTTGGGGAAGTAACCATCGAGAATGTGGATGGCTCGAATGGACGTATGCAAGCATATCGTACTCATTATCGTTGGGACGTAGGACTATCAGTCCGCGACTGGCGTTATGTTGTGCGTATTGCAAACATCGACCGTTCAGAATTGCTCGTAGCAGCTACAGGCAGTTCTGCGGACCTAAACGACTTAATGCACCAAGCACTAACACAGCTACCTAGTACGACTGCTGGAAGATGCGCTTGGTATATGGACCGTTCAATACTATCTATGTTAAGACGACAATCAGCTTCTGCTGTTAAAAACTCGACTCTTACTATGGACAATCTTGGCGGTACGTGGCAGACGTCTTGGAGTGGCTATCCTATTCGTAGGGTAGACGCATTAAAAACTAACGAAGCAACCATAAGCTAAGGCTAGGGAGACATTATATGATAATGGACGACAGGCTTGAGTTTATGGATAACGCTGCTGTTACCGCGTCAGGTACTGCAACCACGCTAGAGGGTGATGTTATTGACATTACCACTACACGTGACTGGGGTATGGGCGAACAACTGTACTTGGTAATACAAGTTACAACTGCTTTCACCAGCGGTGGCTCAGCAATCTGTACATTCAAGTTACAATCAGACGCCGCTGCTGCTATCGCAGTAGACGGAAGTGCGACTGAACATGCAAGCACAGCTGCACTGGCTAAAACAGTGTTTACCGTAGGTAAGAGACTTATTCTACCTATCGGTGTGGGCACAACTTTTGAACGATTCGTCGGTCTTACGTTGGGCACAAGTGGTGCTGCTTTAACCGCAGGTAAGATAGACGCCTTCTTAACGAAGGACCCTGTTGGTTGGACTGCATACGCAGACGCAACAAACTAG